GCTTCTGCATGGTAAGGCGACAGGCATACTGAGGCTCCCCTTTCGGGGAGCCTCAGCGGCTTGTTCTTAATAAGGCTATAGCCCCCAGGACGGGGACCTAGCCTTAGCTACGACGTAACCACCTTTTCTCCTAACAGGGAAGAGGGAATGCGTCTTCGGCATGGGGATCCACCATTCATTTCGAACGATGGGCCTCTTTAGCCAAATAGCATACCTCAAGTGATCCTCTCGCGCCCGCTTATCTTTGTAAACAAAGCGGCAATAGCGAAATTCACACCACCCTTGCTGACTAACTGCTATTTTGTCATAAACAATTGACGGATAGCAAAGTTTCAGTCTTTTCCAGTCTGTAGTTTTTAGACCAGAATCGTCAGGGAAATCGTTCGGCACCAATTTAATCTTCAACCGGTGCTTCGCGAACAGTCCAAATAAAAACGTAAGAACTTGCTTGTCATACACGTAAGCTAACGACCCGAAGTACGAAATGTACTTATTTAGGATCGCATTTAGCTGTATGTACAACCAGGGCTCTAGCGCTGATAGGCGGACAGAGGTAGGGGCCTTACAATGGTAAGGCCTCACGTTTGATCCACGGAGGTAATCACCTCCGCAGCTCTCTCGGAACCCCGGTTCTGGTCCATAAAAGGATTTCTCCTTGTTGACCAGAAATCCCACTTTCTCCGCCGCTTCCATAAAGGTTGCTGCGTCGATCGTGGGTAGGATACAGTCATCGCCAAACACGGAAACTTGCTCCCTCTCATCAGGTAAACTGAGAAGAGAAAACGAGTTACTCCGCGTCCGCTGCATAACTGCACCTACACCGAGGGCCCAAAATACGAGAGTCTCCAGCGGAAACGTTCCCGCGTTACCCATAGTACTGATCATGTTCAACTCCACTGTTTCTCCCAGGATTTCCATCCTTGGGCAGCGGAGCGTGACCAGCAACTCGAACCACCTACTAGGTAAAAGATACCTAAGTAGCTCAATTGAAACACAATCACTCGCACTCGAGAAATCGATCGTGGCCAGTTGGCCAGTAATCGATCCCGTGTATGCGAGCTCTTGGTGTTTCATGGGTAGACTCCCTACGTCCAATCCCACGTCAATGAGGCGATTATACATGACTGCCATTAGAGCCTGCTGAAAAAACATATTCAGTGTGGGCTCGATAGCTATCATGCGCCTTTTAGACGATGTTTTCGGAACGGTCGTAGCGCGTGATGCATCTACTACGTCAAACATCTCGAGCAGTACTTGCTCTTGGCCATTCATATCTGAAATGGCGGCACACAACCGTGGGTCATGTACCAGATATTGACGAAATAGCGATGCAACTTCTTCAGTGGCCGTCATTGGCCAGGTGAACTTGGCTTCTATAGATGTGTCTGAGTAAGACACACCACGAGTAACGCCGCCCGAATGGGTAACGTTCTCTGCCATTTCACCCCAGGTGATATCCCTTAGTGTCCAATGCAATAAAGCACGGGCGCGCCGGAGCAAAAGCTCCTGAGGGGACAGCAAGTTCGCTTGGATTTCACGAGGCGACCTAAATTCTAGGTTCACTTGTTTCATCCTTGCGTTAGTTTCGAGGAAAGACTTAAAAGCCTCATCCTCTAACACTTGCGAGTCACCAGCAGGCGAGGCATACTTTTTTAGAGTAGCTTCGCGCTGGGTTTCACGATAGAACTGTTGAAGCGAATTTTCCGAGCCGTACATCTGTGTGGCCGTGGATAAATCACGCTGAAGTAACTGACTAATCGCTGTCGCGGTTTTGTCAGGATCAAAGAGCTTGGCGCCCTTTGGGTTTGCCGTGTTGATTGTCATTTTGGACATTTCCTTTATTGACTAATCATTCTCTCAACCAGATCTAGATTTACCTAAGATCTGCCGTTCATCAGAACTAGTGTAACCAGCGCAATGCTGGCACCAGTGTCTGATGCTCCGTCGAAAAATCACGAATCGCAGACATCACGCCATATCCAGCAATGTAGCTGAATAAGAACAGGCCAATTAAGGCCAGGGCGAGATATGCACAATAAGTGAAGATGTAGGACTTTAAAAAGTCCCGCATTACGACGGAGATCCATTCTCAAAGAGTTCATCGAACTCAGATTGCACACCAATGTGCGCAGCATATTCGCGAAGTTCTGCGATTTCTGCCGCTGTCGTTTCCGGATCGTACGAAAGTACGAACGAGAACGAGTTTTTAGTGTAGTTACCATTTGCCAAGAGTTTCGGCGAGTGGAAAACAATGGAGGTCCTTTGCTGCGTATACCCGTTAGGGGACGAAGCGTTAGGAGTTGGAGCCTTGGATGTTACAAGAATTGTCTTGCGAAGGATCAAATCTAGATCCTCGTCCAAGAGTAGCTTGTTCGAATCAGTCGTTCTTCCGAGCGACAACATCGTTCTTGCTACACCGCCAGTTGGCGCGTACACGGCTCCCATCGGGAGTATACCATTTTCAATAGTCATTTCGACTTCCTTGTAAATGTGTCATCTTTGTGTTAAATTTGACCAGACTAAGGTCAGCACATCGATAACTTTGCTTGCACTGTCCAGTAGTTCACGACCCCGGAATTCCGGAATTAAGTCGCCGATTACTGGCTCCCACGCGTCTCGCACATACGTCTCCGTCTCTTCGACGGTAGTGTCTGTGTCTGAGCGCTGAACGGACTCGATAATTGGGCTAACGCCACGTAACCACGTGCGTTGTTCCAAGCGTGTCGTCTTAGTAGACGTCCATGCACCGAGCATTGCTACATTGGGATCAATGAAAGATGAAAACCCACGCAAAGCTTGCGATAGATTATACATCCTGTCTACCATGAAACTCAGGGGTATTACTGCCCAGAAAGTCTCAGGTATATCTTTGAACCTCAAACCGTACTTGTAATTCCAGTCGTTTAAAGGATTGGAAACTTCGTAAATTATCCCAGCATGTGCCTCAATGGTGACCGAAGTGGCCGCCTCTGATTCCCATGTAACGATAAGTTGCTTATCGCTGTTAGTGTCAATAAAATTGGCACTACCATGTGCTGTTCGCCGTTTAGGGCGGGTGGATACGTCCATCAAACCCATTGTTAGGTCTTCAAGACTACGATAGAGCGGAAGGAAAGCAAACCGGTATTCGAGCCACGCTTTTGCCAAGGCATCAGCGCGTTTCTTGTATCGGAATGATTTCTGGATGAAATCGGAACGTTCATTAAAAGCTTTTGACAGCTTCTTGAGCGCACCTAGAGGATTTCTCATAAAGAGAATAGTTTTCCTCATCTCAGCCAGATCTTCAGCGAACGAGTAGGGCGATCGATCTACATTACCTAAAGCTTGTAGCTTGCAGGCAGCCTCCATATCATATGAAGGTACTGGATCCTGTTGGATCGGTACCATGTATGAAGGTTGTACTAGGACTTGCATAGATGTAAGTCCTGGACCATCCCATTTATAGGTATGGCCGTTAGTTCGGGTCCAATGGTAAGAACCCTCGCCTAGTACGTAGTTCGAGTGTTTAACATGTGTCACTGGATTAATCACAACCTCACCATCGTTTTGCTTCCTGGAGTAGCCTGGCGAATTAACGTCGGTCATACTCTCGGTCGCATGGTCCAACAAAATGTTGTAAGAGTCGGAAGACACTAAGTCTCCGTCCTCATCATAATGTCGGGCGATGGCGTCACCAAAATCGGGGCTCCGAAGAGTCCGACTACGGTTTCTGGTCATAGATTTCTCCTTTCAGACAGTGATGTGTAACAATAATGAATGCTTCCCGATCCCTTCACGGGATACTCACCTCTACACACTCCCCGGATGGGGCACATAATTGTGGACAGTTTCGAAACTGCCATGTGATGTAGAAGACGCGCAAAG